CAATGCCGCGCTTGCTCGCCATTTACATCATTGTGAGCGAGCGTTTTACGATCATATGTTGAATGACAATGGAACCCCAATGATTGCAAAAGGATATTCCCCCCTTGAACGGGGGTTGATCATTGATGCCATGTGTGATGGCTTCACAAATCCCAAGTATTTGTGTATAGACCATTCACGGTATGACGCCCACTATAATGAACACCTGTTGAAGAACGAAAATCAGTTCTGGGCAATGCTCCGCAATTTTGACCCTGAAGTTGTCTGGCTCCTAAAGCGATTGCTGAAAGGAACAGGCTTCTCGATGGGTGGAATAGTTTATAAAATTAAAGCGAAGCGTTGCAGTGGAGATTTAACAACTGGGATGGGAAACACACGCACCAATCTGTTTATGATTATAACGATTTTAAATTTGATGGGCGTGCGTTTCCGGGTGTTTTGTGACGGCGATGATGCGTTCATTGTTGTTGAAGGCAGCATTGATGTTGAGGAGCTAAAAACACGCTTCCTGAGGTTTGGGATGGTGACAGAGGCAACATTGCACGACGATATCAGGGACGCAGAATTTTGTCAGTCCAAACTGATTCGCACGGTGGCAGGCCCCGTCATGGTCCGGAATCCTCGGAAAGTGTTGGATGTTCTAACTAAGTGCCCACGGAAATTAGATCCGGCGAGGCAGAAGAGCGTTTTGGCAGCAAGTGCCATGGGCGAGTTGATGCAAGCGCCCGGTGTTCCAGTTCTTTCGGTTGCAGCAGCAGCATTGTGCAGATTGGCTGATGCAAAGCCAATGTTCATCACGCCAGATGATTATGGGCGATTTCAAGTTTATCGCACCAAGGATGTCATCGTTCAACCAGATGACACCTCGCGGCATGATTTTGAGCGGGCATGGGATATGCCGATCTGCGATCAATTGGCAATCGAGACTTATTATCGTGACATGGGTGCCGGTGATGGGGTTATTCAAATCCCAGAACCTGGCACGGAAAAATGTTATGAGTTCGATATTTGGGATGATGCAACCATCTTTTATGAGCCGACCCCTGTTAACCGTTGGTGGAGAGAGCGATGGGCTGTAGGACAGTTGCTTAATGATTAGTCCTTTTACGTAGCTGTGGCAATGCCATTCAGGGTTCACGATCCTGCGTAAGC